TGCAGGTTGGCTCGATCGCGATGATCCTAGGTGTTTTCAGCGTCTTAGGTACAAGTACAACCTTTACGGGTCGTTCTTGCCCAGGTTCGAGGAAATTAACGTCCTTGACAACTTCTTTATAGAAGCGCCAACTCGGGATAGCGTACTCCCCAAAAGGGAAGAGCTTCTCAAGACGGGACGGCCATTCACGCTGCTGAAACTTCGAGTTGCCTCTAAGTTTATCAGCCGTGGCTCCGGGGCCATGCCTCGGAACCAACACTTCTTCGTTGAGTCTATTTTCCAACTCCGCGAAGACGTCAGTGAAGAGCAGATCAGCAATTCTAGAGAAGTCCTGTTTGGATTTCCCTGGAATTAACACAGCTGAATCTACAATTTCCTTCTCACACTTGATGTACTGCAATATAGCCGCCTCATTCCTTGCATCGCTGCAAGGAAGGAGAATCTTCCCAAACATCGTTGTTAATTGACGAATTGAGAAGATGGATTCTATATCCGGATCATCAAGTAAGTGTCCACTGCTCGAGTCGAAAACTTGACTCAGGAAACCCTCCAAGAAAGTTGGAAGGGGCCCTTTACTTCTATGGAAACCATAGAAGTAACTGGAGTCAACCAGCCCAGTGTCAAGACTTCTTTCGAAGTCTTTAGCAAAAGCTGGAAGAGTAATTGTCAGAAAAGACAATCCCTCGTTTTCGATACGACTAGAGACAGTTTGATAGTCTCTAGTGGCACTTGTGTGACATATGGCAGACAGTTCGTCTGCCACTGCTCGCCAGAGAATTTTTAGGCTTTTCATCCATCCTCAATTCACAATTGGGGTAACGGATCCAAAGCTGTTCTCACCCTCATTAGGGTCAAACGTTGTCGTCAAGCAAATCGGCGACAATAGTCTGAACTAATCTATCAAGTTCGCCAGTCAGCATAGCTGAGATAGCGAGCCTGCTAAAACACCTAACGCCCAGTAAAGAACTGAGAATCTCGCATAACAATGCGTGATAGGGAATCTCTTCCCTAGGTGGTGAACCCTCTTTCGAGTGTCCATCATCTTCATCAACCCCCTCTCGGGGGCTGATCAGTTCTCCCCACCCAATAGCTGGGTGATCTTGGCGCCCGACGAAGCAGTGCAATACGCAGAAAGCGCATCAACAATCTGCTTCTGCTCAGCGACGGTATAACCCGTCTCTGGGATGTCGATAACAAGGTAAGCACTCATAGAGTACTTAACATTGTCAGACGTAAAAACGTCCGCAGCAATCTTGCTGTGATCGAGTCGGAGCTGTCGTCTTGTCCGCTTGCCATATTGATGGCTAACGGATAGTGCGACGGTGGTGTCATCCTTCTGGAAGGCACCAGTGTTAACTCCCGAGGAAATCCTCGGAAGTGAGTTTGCGACCGCATTAATGGTCACAGACTGAGGGTCGGCAAAAGCCACAGCAGTTCTCCTTTAAGGGGATGATGTAAACATCATCATGGTTGGAAAATCCACACGAAAGTGTGAACCAACTAGCTTCACTGCTTAAGTTCGGCCTAAGCCCAGAGCTGCAATGATTGCGAGTTGTCTAGCCGATAAGGTAGACAACGTGACACCAAATCCATACGGAGATGAAGGGATACGTTTCGCTCTCTTTTGAATACGAGTGCGAGTCGTAGTGGCACTAGCAGAAGGTATGCTAGCTAGACGTGCCACCGTATACGTTTTGACGGTTTCTTCCGCCATCTGGTATCCGTATTGCATCAACAAGCCGTCTTGACCCATGTTAGAAACATTGGTCATTAGATCGCCAGTATTGGCGAACCAATCGGCGGCCCAAGTCCACGGGTTAAGATTCCAAACAGTGTCGGGTGTCAACCCTACACCTAGAATCTTCCTGGCGTGCGAATGCCAGGCTGCCATCTTACCATCGAAACCCTTAGGTTCAGGGATGTAATACTTAAAACATCCTTTGAACCATTCTTTACGGGTCCGGTATTGGGTGGTAGTACCTGTGAGAAAC